GGACATTCATCAAGGAGGTTCTGGTGTCCTCTCCCACAGAGATTGAGATCGTCTGGAAGTTCCGGGATGTGTTTGAGTGCCGCACCGATACGAATGAGGAGGAAGTACATGATGATGGATAAGAGAAGAACGGTTGCAATCTATATGCGGGTTGCGAGAGCGCCCAGGGCGTGGATATACTGCCGCATGGCTCACAGCGGGCCGGACAGCGCGGGGTTGCTGGCTATGCAGAGACGCCAGCTTGAAGCCTGCGCAAAAGAGCATGGCTTTGAAATCGTTGGTTATTCCAGCGACGTGGGCAGCGGTCTGACGTTTAATCGTCCCGGCCTGCTGGACTTTCTGGATGCGGTGTACGATGAAGCTGCGGATGTGCTTCTTCTCTCTGACCTCACCCGTTTGGGGCGGGATATGGGAAGGGCAGCTCAGTTTTGGCAATTACTTCGGGGGCGGGGCATCGGTATATATACGGCTGTTAATGGCGAAATTGATTTGAGCATGAAGGTGATGCTCCAAAAAGTTATTGGGCAATAAAAATCGCCCGGGCAGGGGCGTAAGGTGTACCTCCGGTCGGCCTCAAAAAAATTAAAAAAATATTTGTCCTGGGCTTGACATTTGGGTGCCTCAAATCGTGGAACCGGATGTCCGGCAGATGGTTCTTCCGCAAAATCACCTTCAGGCGGCGGTACAGGCAGTTCCCGGCAATCTTCACCACAGGCTCCTCCAGGGCGGCCCCCGCCCTTGCCCTCCACAGCAGGTCCATGATGTACGGCGGGGCGTTGATGGTCCGGGTGGAGCTGGTGGTCTTTGTGGCCTTTGCCACCCATTCGTTATTTTTGTTCCGCACCCGGGCCTGCCGGACGGTGATGGACGACCGCTCAAAATCCACGCAGTCCCAGGTCAGCCCCGTGACCTCCGAGGAGCGCAGGCTGAGCCACAGGGCCAGCAGCACCGGAATCTCCATCTCATTCCCCCGGACCGCCCGGAGCAGCACGCCAATCTGCTCCGGCTCCAGGAACGCCTGCTCCGCCAGCCGCTTTTGGGGCAGGGTGGTGTTGAGCCGCAGCTCCGGGCAATATTCCCGCAGGACAGCGGACAGCAGCCCGTGGATGTTGCGCACCGACTTGGGCGTGGGGGTCTGGGTCCGGCCCCGTTTGTCGGTGTAGGGCTTGGCCTCCCGGTTGATGGCCTCCTGCACCATGGCGGGGGTGAGCCGGTTCAGCCGCAGCTCCATCAGGCCCTGGAGGTGGTTGCGGCGGATGATGTCATAGCCCCGGATGGTGGACGGGCTGAGTATCCCGTCCTTGGAGGCGATGTACCTGTCCATCGCCTCCGCCAGGGTCATGGCGGAGGTGTCCCGGGAGATCTCCCTGTAGTGAAGCTGCCATTGCAGGGCATTGTACTCCGCCTCCTTCCGGGTGAGGGCGGTAAAGGAGCGGTACTGCCGCTTTCCGGCGGCGTCCTTTCCGGCGTAGACCTGGACGCGCCAGGAGCCGCTGGGGAGCTGTTTCGCTTTTGCCATAAAAAGAAAACCTCCTATTGCAATTTTGGGAAATGTGCATTACAATAAAAGGGACTACAGTCTCGCCAAAGTTTGTAGTCCCTTTTGCCGCTCCCGGTGTTGGTCGCACCGGGGGCGGTTTTATAGTGCCAGCGATTTTTTAAACATCGAAATTGCAAACTTGATATTTAACGGGGTTGCCAAGCCGAACGGCTGGTTTTCCTTTAAAACCTTCTTCATTTTCTCAATGACCTGCTCCAGTGAGTAGCCCCCGTTTCTTCCGCAACTCTCTATAAGTGAAGCCAAATAGTAGGATTCCACGCTTCTATTCAGATCCGGGCATTTTCTGATGTCCATGGCATAAATGAAAAAGCCAAGGACGTAACACTCAAAGGCGCGTTCAGCTTCGCCAATCTCGCTCATGAAGCGTCCGGTTTTTGTGATAGCGGTTTGAAATCTCGCCCGATTCCTGTTTTTATAACAATCCTGGATTTCCTTTGAGAGAAGCCGGGTCAAAATCACTTCGTTAGAATCCTGCGGGGATGCCTTCTCCCGCTCCTGGAGCAGTCGGTAGTAAGAAAAGCCCAGTCTGTGGTTATCATTGCATTCAATAATGGAGTATGACTCAAGTGCCCTGTTCCCTTTTTCTGTGATGATATACACCCCAGTGGGAAACAGCTCCCTCAACCCCTGCTCTGGAAGGCTGTTCAGCAAACGGCAAACCAACTCACTCTTTTTCCCAGATACTTTGAGTTTGTGTGCTGACAAGATCTCTTTGAGCTCTGGAACAGTTTTCAGAGAGATGTTTCCCTCCAAACCAGACGTCTCAAGATAACCCCCTCGAAGTAGCCGATTCAACGCCGGGCCCACATTTCGCCCAAATGCAGAATCCTCATAATAGGGCGGCACTTTGTAGTCCGTTCTTTTTCCGCCCCAAAATTTCAGCGCGCGGGCATCAAGATAGCTGAGTTCCGCACCCTTTGGAGTTTTGATTTGTTCATCTTCATCTATGCTATTGTGTGAAATCATGTTGGGAATCTCGGCAAGCATGGTTTCCTGTATAGCCGTCTTCTGTGGTCCTGCTTTTTTCTTGGGAAAAAAACGGTCAAGAAAAGACAATTCCTACCGCCCCCTTCAAAGCAAAAACTTCACTTCTACCACCTTACCCAAAACCCGGACAGAGGTTCTGCTGAGATCGTACATTTGCGGCTTGTGCTCCGGGTTGGTGGACTGGGGCATGAGAGTGACGGTGGTATCTGATGAGTAAAACCGTTTTACGGTGGCATCCTCCTCGTCCACCAGCACCACGGCGACCTCCCCCTGCTCCACCTCCTCCTGGCGGCGGACTATGATGATATCTCCCTCATTGATGCGCAGGGCGTTCATGCTGTCCCCGCTCACCCGGAGCCCAAAGTATTCCGCGCCGCCGTTCAGGTCGGTGAGGGTGTAGCCCTCGATGTGCTCCTCGGCGTACAGCGGCAGGCCGGCGGAGATCCGGCCCAGGATGGGGATGCGGTGGCAGCTGGACATGTCGATGGAAAATGCGTTGGAGGGCAGGTCCTTCGGATCTGGGGTTGCGCTCTCGGCCTTGCCCAGGAGCGTGTCCATATTCACATTAAAAAAATCCGCGAAAATTTCCAAGGTCTCAAAATCAGGCTCCCGCTTCCCGGTTTCATACATCCCGATCGCGCTGCGGGTCAGTCCGGTTTTGCCGGCTAATTCCTTCTGGGACAGGCCCTCCTGCTTTCTCAGCGAGGTCAGCATATCTGCAAACGCAGCCACCAGAATCCCCTCCTTTTGCTTCGTAACCAAAGAATATCACGAATCGTGAAAAAAGTCAATCAAAATTTGTCACGAAATGTGTTGGCAAACGCCATCGCCTGTGGTAAGGCATGAATGTCACGTAACGTGACAGGCTGGAGGTGATTTCATGAGCGTTGCGGAACGGCTTGTGCGGGCGCGGGGGGACAGGCGGCGTGAGGATGTCGCAAACGCGGTTGGGGTGTCTGTTTCCGCCATTGCCATGTATGAAAATGGTGGGAGGGTCCCGAGAGACGAGACAAAGATTAAGCTGGCGGATTTTTATGGCATGACGGTGCAGGCACTTTTTTTGATTGATAAATGTCACATAACGTGTCTTCCCAAAAAAGCGCGGCGGAACGAGCGAGCGCAGGCACAAGCACACGAAAGGAGCACTCCCATGAAAACCATCGACGACTACAAGGAAGCCCTGGAGCACGCGGGCTCCGCCGTCCAGGAAAAGCTGCTGGCCCAGGCGGACGCGGACGGCTTCACCGCCTGGGAGCTGGCGGAGCTGGCCGCCTGGGCGGAGGCCTGGGCGTAAAAAACACCCCGTCAGGCACTTCCAACACCTGACGGGGCAAGAGAACCGACCAACACGAAATCAGTTCCGCATTCTGATTATACCAAACCTGCGGGACGGAATCAAGGAGGCATTCTATGAAAATCCAACTTTCCCAGGACCGCCTGGACGCCACCATCGCCGTATTGGAGGCGGCGCAGTTCCGCTTTGAACAGGAGGCCGCCGCGCTGCTTCAGGTGGCGGCGGGCCGCGAGCTGGCGGAGGAGCGACTGAAGCAGGCCAAAACCGCCGCCGAACTGGCGGATTTCTACCTGGCCCTGTAAGGAGGGACGGAATATGCCGAAACTGCGGGAGTCCCCCAAGGCGCGGATGGACCGGGCGTTTATGGCCGGCCTGCGCTACGGGCAGGAGCTGCGGGGCGAAAAGGACACCGACACCATCAAGCTGATGCCCAAAAGCCCCGCCACCTACTATAAGCGTCTGCGGGATTTGGACAGCTTCACCCGGGAGGAGCTGCGCATCATCATCCCCCGCTACTTCAACGACCGCCAGCTCTGCGAAGCCTTCGGGGTGGAATACCACGGGGCAACCCCGCAGTAGGGCGTACATCATCAGAACGCCGCCGCCCACGGACGGCGGCGTTTCAGAAAGGAAGTCTGCGCATTGAAAAAACGGTTTGACCTTCTCCCCGCCCTGCTGCTCCTGTCCGGGGTGGCGGCGGTGCTTGCCGCGTGGTGGACGCTGCTGCTGGCCCTGTGCGGAGCATGAGACAGTGGACAAGCCTCGCCTCCTTCCTGCTGGTGCTTCTGCTGGCGGGGGCGGCGGACGGGCTGATGGAGTCGCTGGGGCCGGAGGGCTTCCTGGCCGCGGGGCTGGCAACGCTGGCCCTGGCCTGGGCTCTACTCAATTTCAACGGAAAGGAACCATCAAAATGGAGCATACGGAACTGACGGCGCGGGAGCGCGCCCTATCAGAGAACCGGGACGGGGAGCGGCTGGCAAAGCTGGCGGACCGCATCCGGGAGCGGGACCGGGAGGACCAGCAGCTGGCCAACATGATGCTGGCCCACGCGGTGGAAAAGGGCCGCTGGCTCACCGAGGCCAAGGGCATGGTGCCCCATGGGGAGTGGGGCGGGTGGCTGAAGCGGGAGGTGGACTACTCCCAGTCCCGGGCCCAGGAGCTGATGCGACTGTTCCAGCGGTACGGGAACAGCCAGGAGAGCCTGTTTGAATCGCCAAAATCCCAGACGCTTGGGACTTTGAGCGTCAGTCAGGCCATCTGCCTGCTGCCCCTCCGGGACGGGCCGGAGCTGGACGAATTCCTGGAGACCCACGACGTGGAGCACATGAGCACCCGGGAGCTGAGCGCGGAGGTGCGGGCGGCCCAGCGGGAGCGCGACGAGGCCCGCCGGGCGGCGGAGCAGGCCCAGGCCGGACAGGCGGCGGCGGAAGCAGCCCGGGACAAGGCGTCCCAGGACATAGAGCTGGCCAACCGGCGGCTGGAGGGGCTGAACGCCCAGCTGGCGGAGCAGTCCGCCCGGGCGGAGGAGGCCCAGGCCGCCGCCCAGCGGCTGGCGGCGGAGCTGGAAGAGCTGAAGGCCAGCCCGGTGGACATGGTGGTGGAGACGGACGCCAACGCCCTCCACGCCGCCCGCCGGGAGGCGGAGGCCGCCATGCAGGCCCAGGTGGACGAGGCGAAATCCGCCGCCGAGCAGGCCCGGGCGGAGCTGATGGAGGCCAACAGCGCGGTCCAGCGGGCCAGGCTGGAGCAGGAGCAGGCCCGGCAGGAGCTGGAGCGGGCCAAGGCGGAGGCCGCCGCCCTCCGGGAGGGGGCGGAGGGGAAGCGGGCCGCCCTGGCCGCCGACGGGGAGCTGGCCCTGTTCCGGGCCCTGTTCGAGCAGACCCAGGGGCTGGCGAAAAAGCTGGGCGGGATGCTCACGGAGTTCCGGGCCAGGGACCCGGAGAAGGCCCCGGGGCTGTCCAAGGCCCTGCTGGCCCTGGCGGACAAAATCCGGGAGGCGGCGCAATGATTGACAAGGCAGTGGCGAAGCTCAACGCCGAGATGCAGAAGGAGCCCGATAACCGATACCTGGAGATTTTGGGCCACTACGCCATCGACCGCTGCGACCAGGCCCTGGCCTCCAAAATCACCGGCGGCAGGACGCTGAAGGGAGCCATGGAGGCGGTGGTGAAGCGGGCCAAGGCGGCCCGAGCCGGGAGCGTGGCCGTGCTCACCCCCACCCAGGTGTTCGGCGAGGTGGACAAATACTTTGGCCTGTCCCCGGATACGGACGCCCAGTGGCGGGCCATGGGCCTCCCCGCCGCCGCGCCCGGGCAGGCAGAACCCCAGCCCTCCGGCGGCGACATCGACCCGCTGGACTTCCTGTAGGAGGCGGGCGGCATGAGAATCGACAGAAGGGTCCGTGCCCTGCCCTGGCCGGAGCCGTACCACGGCGGCAGGCAGGATTTTGCCGTCACCCTGTCCTGGCCCGTGGTGGACGGGGAGCGTCTGCTGGCGGCCGACTTCGTCCGCAACCGGGCAAAGGAGAGCTCCTGGAGGTCCTGCGGCCCGGATTTCCGGCTGGTGTGCTCCAAAAAGCGGAGCCGGGCGGCGGTGCTGTACCGGGACAAGGGGGGTGCGTCCCGGCATGATCTGGACAAGGCGTTGGGCGGCTTCCCCGCCGGGCCGTCCTGGTGCTATCCCGAGATCAGCGAACGGGACGAGCACGCCCTGCTGCGGTGGCTGGGGGTCCGGGAGAGCCGGAACCACGGCCTGCCCGAGCTGGCGGCCTGGACGGCGGAGGCGGTCCGGGCGGAGGAGCGGGCCGCCCGGGAGGCCCGGGGGGAGCTGCGGGACGAGGACGTGGAGCTGTGCCCGGAGGGCCTGCCCCCGGGGCTGGAGGACTTTATCCGGCGGACGGTGCTGCCGGAGGACCGGGTGCTGTTGTACAAAAAAGGCAACGTCCGGGGGGTGTGCTTCCAGTGCCGCCAGAGGGTGCGGGCGGCGGGACAGCGGTTCCGCCAGTTTGAGCACGTGGACTGTCCCGCCTGCGGCGCGGAGGTGACCGCCGTGCTGGAGGGTTCCGGCCACTTCAAGGCCCAGGCGGTGGAGAACGTGGCCGCGCTCCAGGCGGGGACGGACGGGGAAACGGTGTTCCTCCGCCAATGGCGGCTGCTCCGGGACCCAGCCGCCCGGTGGGAGCACCTCCCAAGCCTGCTGAAGGAGACGGCCCGGTACGCCGTCCGGGGCAGCCGGGCGGCCAAGTGGCAGAGGGAGGGGAAGGAAAACTGGTTTGGGAACGTCTCCCGCTATGATATGGACGATTGGACGCGGGTGAAAACCGTCAGCCGGATCTATGACGGCAGCTACTATTTTTACCTCCCCCCGGACTGGCAGGAGCAGCTGACGGGCACCAGCCTGCAATACGTGGACTTGGAGGGCTGGCTCCACGGTCCGGACGAGCACCGGCGGGAGCGGAACCCCATTCGCTTTCTGCTGGACTGGGCCCGGTATCCGGCGGTGGAGAAGCTGTGGAAGGCGGGGTACACCGGGGCGGTGCGCCAGCACGTCACGAGGCCGGACCGGAAGTGCCGGAACGCGGTGAACTGGCGGAGGGCTTCCATCCGGGAGGCGGTCCATTTCCCCGTCCGCCTGCTGAAAACCTGGCCGCCGGAGCAGTGGAGCCTGGAGCGGTTCCAGCGGGGCCGGGAGGTGTGGGCGTTGGTGGAGCAGGGCCGCCTGCGGGAGGGCGAGGCGGCGGGCCTGCTCCGGGCGGACGCCGACCTGGAGCATATCAGGAACGCCCTGGGCCGCGCCTCCCTCCACCGGATTCTCCGGTATCTGGACGGGGGCCGGGACGCCCAGCTCTGGCGGGACTACCTGGCGGACTGCGTGGAGCTGGGGCTGGACCTGGACGACCGGGCGGTGCTGTTCCCCAGGAGCCTGGAGGCCGCCCACCAGGGGACGATTTCCCAGATGGAGTACAAAAAGAACCCGGCCCAGTGGGAGGCCTTCGCCAAGCGGCTGGGCAGGCTGGACAAGCTGGCCTGGGCGGAGGGAGGGCTGCTCATCCGCCCGCCGACGGACGCCGGGGAGCTGGTTTTGGAGGGGAAGGCGTTGAACCACTGCGTGGCCCGGTATGTGGGGGACATGGCAAAGGGCAAGACTACCATTCTGCTCATCCGCCGGGAGGCGGAGCCGGACAGGCCCTTCTACACGCTGGAGTGGAGGGAGGGCCGGGTGGTCCAGTGCCGGACGAAACATAACAAGTCCTATCAGGCGGACCCGGAGGTGCGGGAGTTTGTGGAAAGGTGGGCGGAGCGGGTGGCGGAGCTGGATAGGAGGAAGGGAGTAGGTGCGGCGTGAACACAATAACATAGCGCGGGCGTCGAGCGGGCGCGGTGTACCTTGATAACCGAATATGGACTGACGGAAAATATTTTGAAAAACCTCCGGGCAAAGAAAGTGCCGGGGATTACTCCCCGGCGTCCTCCTGGTCGCGTCTCATTTGTTCGTCAATCGCCCGGTTAATAAAACCATTGACGGACTCCTGACGGGCTTCGGCGTGGGCCTGCACCGTCTCCTTTTTGCCTTTGGGCATGGTGAGATTCACGCGGTCGTAGGCTTTGGCAATATATTTGTTGATACTGGCCGCACTTGTCTTGCCACTCAAACTATCACCTCCAATTATAGTATAGCACATATATGGTATATACGCAAATATGCAAAGTGAACAAAAACATATATGCACATTTGTTTAATTTGCCATCTTGATATTATGCGCATATATGCCATAATAGGACCATAGAAAGGAGGTGAGCACCATGGGCAAGCGGAAAAAGAAGGGCGGCGGCAAGGCCCAGCCCGACACGCTGATGAACCTTACCGCCGCAATTCTAAACCTCGTTACTGCAATACTTCTCTTAATTGAGAAGTTGAGCGAGTAGATGAGGGGGAGGGAAATCTCCCCCTACAAGATATCAGAACGCTTGCGAGGTGTCAAGATGGATATTTTGATTTATGGACTGCTGGCAGTGAGCATTGGGCTGTCGGCACTGGTCATTGTGCGGAACCTGAAAAGGTAAAGCGGGGAAATTCAAGGAGGTTTTTCAAAGTGGAACTGAAAACTATGAAGGTTTGCCAGCGTGAGCACCCAATTATCGGCTACGTTGAAACCAAGCAGAGGGGCACCATTTTGCTGGTGGACATCCCCATGATGAGCGATTACAGATGGCACCTGTCCAGCCTGAACAGCAGGCTGGACAACCCGGAGCTGTACCGCGCCGCAGGTGAGGATGTGGAGGCCACGATTGCCCAACTGCGGGAAACGCTGGCCCAGTACGATGACAACGGAAACAGAATCATTTTGAAGGAGGCTATTTGACATGAACGAACTGCAAATTTTTGATAACCACGAGTTCGGGAACATCCGGGCAGTGGAGATCAACGGCGAACCATGGCTGGTTGGCAAAGATGTCGCGGCGGCATTGGGTTACAGCGACACAGACAAAGCAATTCGCACACACGTTGACGACGAGGATAAGCTGACCCGCCAATTCGGCGGGTCAGGTCAAAACAGGGCTATGACTGTCATCAATGAGAGCGGCCTGTATTCCCTGGTGCTGTCCAGCAAGCTCCCCGGCGCGAAGAAATTCCGCCGATGGGTAACAGCGGAGGTTCTGCCCACCATCCGCAAAACGGGGGGCTACAATCTCCCCAAGGACTTCCCCTCCGCCCTCCGGGCACTGGCGGACGAGACGGAGCGGCACCAGCAGACGCAGGCGGATCTGAAAAAGGCTCTGGGCGGGGAGCGGGAAATGGCGCAGCTCGTGGCCATGACCCTGGTCGGCGCGGACACCCGCAAGGCCAACTACTACGACGAGCTCGTGGCCAAAAACCTGCTGACCTCCATCCGGGAGACCGCCAACCTGCTCAAGGTGCAGGAAAAGGAGTTTGTCAGGTGGATGATCGCGGGCAAGTTCCTCTACCGGGGCAAGCGGGACAAGCTGCGGCCCTATGCCAACCGGATCGAGGAGGGCCTGTTTGAGCTGAAGGAAACCATCGACGACGGCACCGGGCGGGCCAGGATTCAGACCCTGGTAACGCCCAAGGGCCGGGAGACCTTCCTCCGGTTAATGAATAAGGGCGTTTTCAGCGTGTTGTATAAGCCCATCAACGTGATGGATTACATCAAGTAAACAAACGCAAATCCCGTCGGTCCATGTTTGGGCCGTCGGGATTTTGATATCTTCAGAATAGAAAGGATTTGACAAGCTATGGGCAGTCTGTTGCTCACTCTGGCAGTAAACAACGCCCCAACAGGCAAAGCCCTGGGCATCAAGGAGGCCATCGCCATGGATTTGGAGAAATACGGGGACGTAACCGTGCTCCAGGTAGAAACCCAGGAGCCGGAACAGCTGAGCTTCAACAACCCTCCCCCCGCCGGACCGCCCCGCCCCCGTCCGGGCCGTCCCCCGCCCGCCCCAGCCGTCCCAGGCCCCGGCCCCTGGCCAGCTGCTACACCTGCGCCCACTACCGCCCCGGCCAGGGCCGGGACCCCCGGGGCACCCCCTTCTGGGGCACGTGCGCCCACAGCGGCGGGCTGGTGTACCGCCTGATCGACCAGTGCGGGGCCTGGCGGGTGATGCGCTGATGGGGCGGCGGAGGAAGGACCGGGACCGCCCGGTGGTGGGGCCGTCCTGCGCGGACTGCCGGTATGTGGGCTATCTCTGCTCCCAGTCGGCCAGCAAGGAGCAGCCGGAATTTTGCGGCTACCTCCTGGCCACGGGACGCCGCCGCCCCTGCCCTGCGGGGCCGGGGTGCACAGTACGGGAAGCCGCGGGGCGCAGGCCCCGCCGGACGGACAATCAGACAGAGGGAGGGCCGGAATGAAGCGGGTCAAGACATACACCGACGCCGGGGTGGTCCGGGAGGTCAAGATATTCAACGTGGCGGGCCGGACGGAGGTGAAAGCCGCCCGTCCCCCCCGCCCCCGGTTCAGGGACGAGGCCGAGCGGGCCGCCCACCGGCTGGCCATCGCCCGGCGGCGGCACCAGGGCCGGGTGAACGCCAACTTCACCCCGGCCTCCCTGTACGGCACCCTTACCTGCGGCAGCGAGTACGAGCTGCACACCTTTGCCGATGGGCGGCGGGTGATGGATAACTTTGTCCGGCGGCTTCGCGGCCGTTACAGGGACGCGAAGATCATGATGTACATGGGCCGGGGCAGGACCACCCACCGCATCCACTTTCATATTCTGTGCGACGGCGTGCCGGAGGCGGAGCTGCGCAGGCTGTGGACCTTCGGGGAGGTGGTGCGCATCGACCACCTGCGGGAGCACAATTATTATAATGGTATCGACCACGGCCCGGATTACACCGGGCTTGCCAATTACCTCTTTGACCACTGGACGCCGGAGCAGGGCGGCAGGCGGTGGAAGGGCACCCGGAATCTGGACAAGCCCAAGCCGGGCCGCCCCATGGAGGTGAAGCGGGAGTATTCCGAGACCCGCCCGCCCCGGACGCCCAAGGGCTACCTGCTGGTGGAGTGCCAAAAGACAAAATATGGATATTTCTACTTCAAGTTCGTGCGCAAGCCCGCCCCCCGGGGCAGGGCACGGCGGCAGCCCTGACCGGGCGGGAGGTGGAAACGGCCCCGGCCCAGCCGGTTTTTATGGCCTTGTAGATGTGTAACGTTTTTGGACGAAGGGAGGAAGCGGCGATGGACCAGCAGGCAGGCAGAGCGAAAAACCCATACCCCTACCGGAGCATTCCCTGGGCCCTGATGGAGGAGGACTGGTCCGACCTGACGGTGAGCCAGATCGCGGAGGTGTTCGGGGAGGAGGTGGAGCCCAGCTCCATCCGCAGGTACATGGCCTCCATCCGGCGGAGGACGGGGTACGTGGTGCCCTTCCAGCGGTGCAGGGCAGGCCGGAAGCGGGAGCGGTAGCACCCGTGCCGGAGGTGCCTTTATTTCCCGCGAAAAATGGTTTACAGTGGACCGGGGCGGCGGGAGGGCGCGCCTGCCTCTCCGCCCCGTTTTGTCCTGCCCCCGGGCGGGGGATGTGCCGCCCCACCCAAAATCACAGGCGCGTGGGAATTTTCCGGCAGCCGCACCCCAGGTTTTTTGACACGGCAACGCGCCCGCGGGGGCGCGTACCGAATCGCGGGCAGAAAGGAGACCCGCAATGGGAAAGCCAAAAAAATATACCGCCCGGACGCTGGCCCGGGCGGTGGACGCCTACTTCGACAGCATCACCCGGGAGGTGGAGGTGACTGAGCAGGTGGACACCGGCAGGCGGGACCGGCAGGGCCACCGGGTATTTGAGAGCAGGCCCGTCACCAACAAGCTGGGCCAGACGGTGCGGGTGACGGAATACCTGGTGCCGCCGTCCGTGCGGGAGCTTTGCTGCTCCCTGGGCATCACGCGGGCCACCTGGTCCAACTACGCCGACCCGGACAAGCACCCGGAGCTGGCGGGCACCGTGCGGGAGGCCTGCGAGCGCATGAAGGCGTGGAACGAGCGGGAGCTGGTCACCCGGCCCGGAAAGGACGTGCGGGGGATCATCTTCAACCTCCAGGCCAACTATGGCTATGGCCCCCGGGCGGAACCTGCCCCCGCCCCCCAGGAGGACGACCCCATCACCCGGAGCCTGAAGGAGGCGGCCCATGCTCTCAGAAAAACAGATGGAAATCCTCCGCTGGCCCTACACGGGCAGGACCGCCCTGATCTGTGACGGGGCGGTGCGCTCCGGCAAAACCTCCATCATGTCCCTGTCCTTCCTGCTGTGGGCCATGGGGCGGTTCGACCGGGCCTGCTTCGCCCTGTGCGGCAAGACCGTGGGCAGCGCGGAGCGGAACATCATCCAGCCCCTCCAGTCCGTGGCCTACCTGCCCCAGAACGGCTTTGCCCTGGACTATACCCGCTCCGGCCATGTGCTCACCGTCTCCCGGGGGCGGCGGAGCAACCGCTTTTACGTGTTCGGAGGCCGGGACGAATCGTCCTATATGCTCATACAGGGCGTGACGCTGGCGGGGGTGCTGCTGGACGAGGTGGCGTTGATGCCCCGCTCCTTCGTGGAGCAGGCCCTGGCCCGGTGCTCGGCGGAGGGGGCCAAGCTGTGGTTTAACTGCAACCCGGACGTGCCGGAGCACTGGTTCCGCCGGGAGTGGCTGCTGAAGCTGGAGCAGAAGGACGCCACCCACCTGCACTTCAGCCTGGACGACAACCCCAGCCTGTCCGGGGAAACCAAGGCCCGGTACCGGAGTATGTACGCCGGGGTGTTCAAGCGGCGGTACATCGACGGGGAGTGGACGGCGGGAGACGGGCTGATCTACGATATGTTTGACCCAGAGGCCAACACCTACGATGAGCGGGAACGCCCCCAGGGGCTGGCCTACACCGCTACCCGCGCCATCGCCTGCGACTACGGCACCGCCAACCCCACCGTCTTTCTGGATATATTCGACGACGGGGAGACGGTGTGGGTGGACAACGAGTACCGCTGGGACAGCCGGGACGCGGACTCCACCGGACTGCGCCAGAAAACCGACGCGGAATACGCCGGGGACCTGGCCCGGTTCATGGGGGCGGACGAGCAGTTCCACTGCCCCGTGGTGGCCGACCCGTCCGCCGCCAGCTTTATCGCGGAGCTGCGGCGGCGGGGGGTGTACGTGATCCCCGGGGACAACGACGTGCTCAACGGCATCCGGCGCACCGCCCAGCTCTTTGCCCGCCGGGCGCTGCGGATTCACCGGCGGTGCCGGGGGCTGATCGGGGAGCTGCAATCCTACGTGTGGGACGCCAGGGCCGCCCAGGCCGCCGGAGTGGAGCGTCCGGTGAAGCAGCAGGACCACGGGCCGGACGCCCTGCGCTATTATGTGAACACCTGCCTGCCCAAGTGGCGGTACGGGGAGGAGTGACGCCATGAGCAAACGAAACCGGAACAACAGGCCCCAGGCCCAGCGGGCGGACGCCCCCGCCGTCCTCACCGCCGACGCCTTTTCCAATCCCCTGTTCCGGCTGGGGGCTGGCTCCCAGTCTCCGCTGGAGGCCACCCAGTACCCCTTAACCCGCATGACGGACAACTACGCCCTGCTCAACTCGCTGTACCGGGAAAACTGGGTGGTGCAAAACGTGGTGGGCATCATCCCGGACGACATGACCCGCCAGTGGTTCACCCTGGGCGGGCTGGGCCCGAAGGAGTGGGCCGCGCTGGAGCGGTGCCGCCGTCGCACCTCCCTGGGCAGCCGGATCAACGAGGGCCTGCGCTGGGGGCGGCTGTACGGCGGCGCGGCGGGCGTCCTTCTGCTCCGGGGGCAGGAGGGTCTGCTGGAGCGGCCCCTGGAGCTGGACAGCATCCTTCCGGGCACCTTCGCGGGGCTGTACATTGTGGACCGCTGGTGCGGGATCACGCCGGAGGCGGGGCTGGTGCAGGACATCGGCGACCCGGACTTCGGCCTGCCGGAGTTCTACCGGGTGGAGGGCGGGGACGGCGTGATCTCCGCCCGGATCCACCACTCCCGGGTGATCCGCTTCACGGGGCGGGAGCTGCCCTGGCTGGAGCGGGCGGCGGAGCTGTACTGGGGCGAGTCCGAGGTGGAGGCACTGTACCGGGACGTGGTGAAAAAGGACAACGTGGCCGAGAACATGGCCGCGCTCACCTTCCGGGCCAACGTGGACGTGATGGAGGTGGAGGGGCTGGACCAGCTCTTTTCCCTTGGCTCCGGCGCGGCCCAGCGGCGGTTTTGGAACACCATGCAGGCCCAAAGCGTGATGCAGTCCAACTTTGGGACGCGGCTGGTGAACAAGGGCGACCAGATCCGCAGCACCCAATACACCTTCACGGGGCTCCAGGAGGTGTACGAGAGTATGTGCATCGACCTGTCCGGCGCGTCCCGGATTCCCATGACCAAGCTGTTCGGCCGCTCCCCGGCGGGGATGAACGCCACCGGGGAGAGCGATATGCGCAATTACTACGACTATGTGGACACACTGCGGGAGGCCAAGCTGCGGCCCGTGCTGGAGCGTCTGCTCCCGGTGGTGTGTATGTCGGAGCTGGGCGGGGTGCCGGAGGGGCTGGAGATCAGCTTCCCGCCGCTGTGGACGCCCTCCGCCCGGGAGGTGGCGGAGATCGCGGAGAAGAAGGCAACCGCCATCCGGGATATCTTCCAGGCGGGGCTGATCCGGGCGGACACCGCCCAGAAGGAGCTGAAAAAGCTGGCGGAGGAAACGGGGCTGTTCGGCTCCATCACCGGGGAGGAGATCGCGGCCAACCGGGGCAAAACGTATCAGGACGTCACCGCCCTGGCCGACCCGCTGGCGGGGCTGGACTTCGGGGCGGACGGCCCGGACGAGCTCCAGCGGGACACCGGGGACGGCCTGACGGTGGACTACAAGGGCCAGCCCCGGGCAAAGAACGGGCAGTTCACCTATGGGAAGCTGGGCGGCGGCTCGACAAAGGGGAAAAAAGCTGGTAAAATGAAGTCGGCAAAGGCGAGGATGGGGCCAAAGGAGTTTGCGCGGGTAAGCAGCAGTTTTTTTACGGATCATCCAACATTGAAGCCTGGAACAGTAAAATATTACTCACATGGTACACACCGATACCGTGTAACGGTGAAAGACCCAGGTGAGTACGAGTTTTCCCAAAAAAAGAAGCTGAAATAAAAGGCGGGAGCGAAAATGGATGGGCACCAATCTAAATATCAGGAACTTCTGATACAGCGACTGAATAAGCATCAATCGGAATATCAAAAGCTTTTGATGGAACGGTATGGACAAGAACAAGACAGGCTCGCCCTATTGGCACTTTACGAAGATCCAGGAGAAGAAGGCTACGAGGACGAGATGCTGGAGTGGATGAAGGAGCACCCGGACGCTACCTTCGATGAGTTGATCCACTTCGACTTCAGCTTTTACGAGCCCCTCGAAATCGTGGACGACGACGAACTGGACGAGGAGGAACGCAACCCCGCCGTATACGAGGACTGACCCATGCCCGCCCTGAACCGCGTCATGGCCGGCAGGGAGCTGCGCCGGATGATCCAGCTCTACCTGAAAGCCGAAACCGGCATCATCAACGAAATCGGCCGCCTGCGCTCCCTGGGGCTGGTGGACTACCACGCGGAGGCGGCCCTGGCTCGGGTGCAGGCCATCCTGGGCAGGCTGGAGCGGGAGGGCTGGGAGTATGTGCCCAAGATGATTGAGCACAATTTCTACGTCCACCACCCGGAGGCCCGGAAGCCCTCCGCCCGGAGCGAGACGGCGGAGAAGCACGAGCGGGGCTATCTCAACGCCGAGGCCCTCACCGGGGAGCAGACGGACGTCGTGAACCGCCTTGTGATGAACCTGATGGGCCAGCTGGCGGAGGCCCACGCCACCGCCTACGCCAGCCTGTCCTCCGCCCTCATCGGGCGGGTGGAGCCGGACATCTTCCGCCGGGTGGGGCTGGAGCAGACGGCGGCAACCCAGGCCATGGGCCGGGGGCCGTTCCGGGCCGTGCCGGACTTTGTGGAAGCCCTGCGCCGGGAGGGCGTCACCGCCTTCGTGGACAAGGCGGGGCGGCACTGGAGCCTGCACACCTACGCGTCCATGGTGCTGCGCACCACCAGCCGTCAGGCGGAGGTGCTGTCGGTGCTCACCCAAGACCCGGAGTGGGATCTGTACAAGATCAGCAGGCACGGCACCACCTGCAAGCGGTGCGCGCCCTACGAGGGCCGGGTGTATTCCAAGAGCGGCACAAGCCCCGACTTCCCGCCGCTGTCGGCGGCCTTTGGGAAGATAGACCCCAGCGGGCCGGACACGCTGGACAACTCCTGGCTGAACCTTCACCCAAACTGCCTCCACCAGATTCTGAGATGGACGCCCATGGGCCGCTCCGGGGAGGAGCTGAACCGCATCAAGGACTTCTCCAGCTTTACCAAGAACCCGCCCGGCGCAGACCCCAGGACGGAGAAACAGATCCAGGCGTACCGGGCAAAGGAGCAGGCCCGGGCCAGGCGGCTGGCCAGTTACCGCCAGTGGGAGCGGTACCGGGAGACGCTGGGAGACGGCGTGCCCAAAACCTTTGAGACGTTCCTGAAGCACAAGGCGGCGGGGGATGAGAAGTATAGGCTGTGGAGGCTGGACTACCGACGGCGGAACGAGCTTTTGCAGCATCCTGAGCGGGCGTTGCCAGGGGCGGCAACGGCAACGGCGGCGGACGCGAAATTTACCCGATATTTCTTTCACCCGGACAGCAGGGATGGGGCACCCAAGGGGGCTGCTTTTTCTTCACGATTGGGGTATCATGCAGATAACTGGCCGCTTATGCGGCAAGAGATATTAGCGGCGGCGGCGAGATATCCAGCCACATTCAAAATCGAGACTCCATATGGCAGAAAATATGAGCAAATGGTAATCCTGCAAGGATTGAAAAACAAGCCAGCTAACGTTTTGATTGGCTGGATTGTTCACGCGAATGGAACGACACACTTCACAACGGCCCACGTAGAGGAGGTCAAATAGCCATGTATGAAGAATTTGACGCAGTTCTCTTGAAGGATGGCCGGTTTGCGTCTCTGGATGATAAAGACGGCCCAGGCTCCTATACTGGAACCGTTGGGGATGGGCCTCGCGACTGGAAGATCGTCTACCTCACAGATGCCGACATCGAGCGCAAGCTGACCGATGAGGAGCTGAAAGAATGGGCGGGGAGATCGGACAGGCAATTAAAGGAGCTTGGATATGACTGAGCAGACCATCCGCGCCGTCAGCCAAGCCCTTGATCAGGGCCACCGCGTCCAGCTCAAGAAGCTGAAGGACGGCACCATCAAGATCCAGATCGTATCCATGAAGGAAGTAAAGCCCAATATTGTGCCCGCCCCGAATTGACGGGGCGGAAGGACTAATCGAGGTCAGCCTGTAAGGGGATTCTTACGGGCCGGCCTCTTTTTTGTTTGGAGGTGAACGCGCCATGCTGGCCTACTACGGCACGGCCCTGTCCGACCACATCACGAAAAAGCCCAGCGGCGGCATCGTCTGCACCAGCGTGCCCATCGCCCGCACGGGGGAGCAGGAGTATCTGGCGGGGGAGCTGGGGCTGGACGGCGACCCCGAGCGGGTGATCCGGGTGTTCCGGGAGCCGGGGGAGGTATTCGCGCCGGAGGCCATGGCCTCCTTCGAGGGGGTTCCCGTCTGCGACAGCCACCCGCCGGAGAGCGTCACCGCCGTGAATTTCAGCCAGTACAGCCGGGGCCACGTCCAGAACGTCCGCCGGGAGGGGGACTATCTGACGGCGGATCTGCACATCGACGACGCCGCGCTGGCAGACCAGGTGCTGCACCGGGCCAAGCGGGAGGTGTCCTGCGGCTACCTGTGCACCTACGTCCCCAGCGGGGAGGGCTATGCCCAGCGGGAGATACGCGGCAACCATGTGGCCATTGTCCCACGGGGCAGGGCCGGGAGTTCCGTATCCATAAAAGACGCCGCCCAGAGGGCGGGGAAAGGCAGGAACACAATGTCTGAATTTTGGAAGTCTGTCCTGACCGCCTTTGGCATGGCGGCCAAGGACGCCAGTCCGGAGGAGCTGGACGCCATGGTGTCCACCACGGCCAGCGT